CCGGGACCGAAGCCCCGGTACCGCGCGCTGAGGTCAGCCCTTGCTGTTGGTGGTGGCGAAGTACTCCCACGATCCCCAGATCGGGGTGCGCTCCCCGGTGAAGGCCGGGTGCGTCTTGTGGAAGATGTGGTAGGTCACGACGGACCCGTCCGGGCACTTGACGACGTTGAGCATCTGACCGTCGTTGAGGTACGGGTTGCCACCGAAGTCGCCAAGGGTGTTCACGATGTAGTCGCAGCCGCCCGACTGGGTGGTGTAGTGGGTGACGACCTTGCCCTGCTTAGCCTGCTGGGCGTGGCCGGGCACCTCGTTGCTGTTGACGTAGTCGTCGGCAGCGGCAGCGGGACCGGCGATGGCGACAGTGGACAGCGCCGCGACAGCGGCGATCTTGCTGAGGGTGTTGATACGCATGGTTGCGTGTTCTCCTGTTGTTGTTCCGATTGGTTGGATGGTGCTGATCGCACCGCTTGGTGCAGGGACGAGCCCTGCACCGCGCGCTGAGGTCAGCGGTTCGCACTGCGAATCAGAACAGGGGCGCGAGGTCCTTGGCCTTGGAGGCGATCACCTTGCCAAGGGTCCGGGCGTGGTTGTCGCTCCCGTGCTCCGGGCGAGTGGCGAGGATGGCCTGATCAGCCTCCGTGAGGACCCGGTCGGGGAAGGTCAGGAAGTAGTCCTCCTCCATGCCCTTGAGGAGATCCTCGTCACTGATCCCGGACACACGCCGCAGGGTGAGGAACGCCTCCTGTGCGCCGGTCGCCCAGCGCAGCGAGTGCAACCACTCAGGTCCGAAGGCCTCTGGGAGATTGCTCTTCCAGTCCTCGAAGTTCTTCTTCTTGTTCAGAGCCTCGCGCGCCTCCATCTTCCAGCGCACGTACTCCTCCCAGACGCGGGTCCCTTCGGCCCGGTTCTCCAGCAGCACCCTGACCAGACCGCGAGTCCACACCTTCCGGTCGGACGCCATGTCCGGCGGCTGGAGCAGGTTCACGGTGGACGCCTTCAGGGTGAACCGGATCGTGTTCCCGTCGATGAAGTCCGACGCGCTGCTCGATGCCAGCACGTTGGCCACCTGCTCGTCGGTGATCCGGCGCGTGTGGTGGTAGGTCGAGGGACTGATCCGCAGGACTCCCGCCAGCGGGTCGGGCAGGACGTGGATGGTCTGACCACGACCGGACACGATCCACCCGGTGGCGTCACGACGACCCGTGCTGACGCGGGCGTACCACCCGCGCAGTTCCTGCGCCGAATGGCCCCGCTCAGCAACGAAGAGCAGCGAGTTCAGTCCCCTGCCCGTGGCGCTGATGGCTTCAGCGATCCGCCCAGCCTCGTCGCTGGCACCGATCAGTTCGGTCCACAGGTTGATGAGGTCCTGCTTGTCCTCGTTGCCGTACTCGAAGTTCGGCCAGCAGCCCTCCTTCAGGAGGGGGGACAGCGAGGCGGTCTTGGTGAACCACGTCTCTGAGACAGTGTTGTCCCAGATCCTGTTGAAGGAGTGGTCGCGGCTCTCCCCGACGACGACGTCGCGGAGGCGCGCGTTCTTCGGCAGACGATCCCAGAGGGGGCGGACGGCCTCCTCGATCTCGTCCGCCGCCTCGAAGTTGACGCGCTGGAGGTGGTACAGGGTGGTGGCCTTCTCCACGACTTCTTCGAGCGTGGGGTCAGGCGTGATGGTGATGGTCATGCTTCCCTCCCAAGGGATGTCGAGCCACTGCGCGGTTCGCAGTGCGAATCAGTTGTCGGTGTCGTCGTCCAGAGGCCAGTCGATGTCCTCGTCGTCCTCCAGTTCGGTGGCCACGATGGACAGGACCATGCGCTGGACGTCCTCGTCGTCCACGGCGGACGAAACGATGTCCACGAGGTGCTGGATGGTGCGGATGGCGATCATCGGGTGGTCGATGCTCGTCAGCAGATCCACGAGCGCGTCGTGGTGGGGCGTGCAGTTCTCCCCCTGATCGTGGGCGGCGTTTACTGCGCGCGCCGCCGTGATGAGGCCGGTCGTGAGGTAGGCCGCGTCCCGCTCCATGTCCTGCGGGTCGGGACGTCGCTTCTCCTTCTTGGTGGCCTTGGACTTCTCTTCGTCGGTGGCGGACCACACGATGGCGATCAGCACCGCCGTCCTGACGGCCCTGCGGACGAGTCGCTTCATGTCAGCCATTGTTCTCCCCTCTCTTGGGGTGCTTGGTCTTGCGGGTGTACTTCTTGCGGTTGCGGTGGGGCTGCGCCGCATTGCTACGGCGCAGCCCCTGAACGCGCTCGACCTTGGCGTTCATCGCTTCAGCCTCTTGGCGCACACGGGCCCGATGCCGTCGGTGACGGATTTCGGGTCGGTGAGCGGACGACAGCACACGATGCACTTGCCGTTGAGGTGGCCCCACTTGGCAGCCTCCTCGACCGACAGCGGGGTGAGGTCACCCAGCGCCTTGACGGCACCGGGGCGGTACTCCCACGAGACCTTGCCGTTGGGCAACGCGGTCAGTTCCTTGGCGTAGGTGTGGGTCCCCGCCTTGTTCATCACCACGACGTAGTACTTCCCGTCCTTGGTGTAGTACCCCGGCTCGGTCTCCTTGACGGCGCGCTTGGGGAACTCCTTGTAGGCCCCGATCTGCTCGCTGATGAAGCCCTTGGTGCAGATACCGGCCTCGATCCAGACGTCGAGCATCACGTCGAAGTCCTCGACGGTCATTCCGACCTCGCGCTCGTGCCCCAGTGACCGGAGGTAGTTGATCTGCTTCTCCGTGGCGGGCGACGCGAGGTCCTTGATGATGGGGTTGCCTTCGCCGAAGGCAGGGGTGGACTTGCCCAGCACGAGCACGGGACGCGGTTCACGGGTGGTCATGGGGGTGGATCCTTTCTGTGTGTGTTTGCTGCGGGCATAGCGTGGAACGGAATCTCCTTGATGGACAGGCGGGGCAGGGATTCGCACTGCGAACCCCCACCCCACCCGGTCATGCGGCGAGCAGGCTGTGCTGCTTGGCCTGCCGCTTGAACTCGTCCACCACTGCGCGGCCCAGAAGATCGGCCACCTCGATGGGGGACTTGCCGTGGGCATCGACCACGGTGCCGTGGCCGTAGCCGTCGTCACGGGCGAAGTACCCACCCATGGACAGCCAGATCACGGCGACACCGGCACGCTTGCACATGTCCATGGTGACCTCCGCGTACTCGACCGCGTCGGAGCGGACGAAGTGGCCGTCGGTGATGATGACCAGCAGACGCGCGCCGTCACCGTCGATGAGGTTGAGCGCGGCGTCCAGCATGGAGAAGCCACCGATGTAGTCCTCCGACCCACCGTTGTGGTCGAAGGCCTCGATGTCGGTGAGCCGCTCGCGGGGAGCCTGCACACCGTGCGCCTCGTTGCCGAAGAGCACGGTGGCCACCTCGCCGTTGATCTGGTGCAGGGCGTCGGCCAGCACCCACCGGGCCACGGCCAGCGGCTCCTCAGCGACTCGCATGGAGCCACTGATGTCGCAGGCGATCCCGACCCGCATCTGGGTGTGGATCGTCTTGGCCCGCTGGATTGCGGTGAACGGCTTGGCCGTCTGGGTCACGCGCGCCTGACGCTGGGCGGTCATGGCGGCAGCCTGCCGGACCTTGAGCCGTCCGGGAGGAGCCTCGACCGCAACCTTGGTCTTGGCGCGGGTGGGGTAGGACACCTTGCGGAGCGCCACGGCCAGCCGGGTGGCAGCCTGACGCTCCGAAGGGGTGGGCTTGCGCTTGCGTCCAACAGGACGTCGGTGCTGGGACACGATGCCCCCTCTCTGATTCGCAGTGCGAATCGGTCAGCGCCAGCGCTTGAGCGCTTCGGCGTTCTTGCGGCGACGCTCCGCGTGGGATGCGGCGGTCGCCTTGTGAATGGCCACGACCTGCTCGCGCAGGCGGGAGCCGGACACGTGCTCAGCCTCTTCGGCTGCATCGCGCACGGCCTCGAAGATGTCGGCGAAGGTGCCAGCGTCCACGTTGGAGGACGCGTAGTCACCCAGCGAAGCCTCGCCGTCGGCATCCGTCGGGGTCAGGGTGTTGGACCCATCGCCGACCTCGCCCTCGTCGTCGTCACCGACGACATCGTCGTCAGCCTCATCGCCGTCACTGGGGTCACCGGGGTCGGACGCGGTGCCCTTGTCGTCACCCTCGCCCTCGCCCTCGCCCTTGCCGTCGGACTCGTCAGACGCGTCGTCATCGGACTCGTCGCCCGCCTCGCCGTCGGACTCGCCCTTGTCCTTGGACTCGCCCTTGGACTTGGACTTGGACTTGCCGGTGCCCTCGCCCTCGCCTTCACCCTCGCCGTCGCCCTCACCCTCGCCGTCCTCGTCGGACGGTGGGAGCAGGCGATCCTCGATTTCCATCCACTGCTTGACCAGTTCGTGGAGCGTGTCCTCAGACGAGGAGTACCAGTCGAGGCGCTCCATGCTGAACCGGACAGCGATGTCGTACAGCGAGGCGAAGTCAGCACCCAGCGCGTCCATCAGCGCTTGGTGCATGCGACCACCCAGCGGCTGGCTGATGTCCACGATCCCGGTGTTGATCCGGGCGGACAGCAGGCCGCACAGGCGGATGACGCCGTGCATGTCGAGCGGCACGGTCTCGCCCTCGTCGTTCTGCATGTCGCGCAGGACGATTTCGAGGACCATGGACTGGAGCGCCAACTTCTCGACGTCGTTGAGGTTGGGCCACTGCTGTGTCTCGCAGCGACCCTCCTCCAGCATCGCGAAGGTGGCGGTGTGACGATGCCCGTACTGCTTGGCGATCTTGGGCAGGTTGATCCGGGTCGAGTGGCGAGCGTGCGCCGCCTCGTGGACACAGGCACCAGCCACCGCGCGGTGCTTCACCACGAACTCCGGGGAGCCCGCGATGACCGGGTCGATCCGCGAGATCAGGCCCTCGTTGATGTCGATTTCCGCAGCCGTGGGCACGAACCGGGCCGGAGCACCGGAGGTGTGCTTGAGCACGCGGACAGCAAGGTCGTTGCGGTCAGCCATGCGGTTGAGCCAGCGGTTGAGACCCTGCGTGGTGGGGTACCAGCGCGGATCCGTCGGGGGGACCTTGGACTCGCGCTCGTTGAGTGAACGGGTGGACATGGTGACCTCCTAGGTCAGTGATTCGCAGTGCGAAAGCGTGGGGGAGAGCAGGAAGGCCGGGCGCGCAGCGTTTACTGCGGCCCGGCCCTCCATCACCTCCCACCACGGAGGGGGTGCTACATGCGGAAGGGCCGCACGTTGCTGACGCCCATGGTGCGGGCGATCACGTCGGACAGGACCTCGCGGTCGCTGTCGCTGGTGCAGTTGGCGAGGAGGTTGCTCAAGGCGACCTCCGTGCCGAAGGCAGTCGCGACATCGCGGTAGCCCAGCAGGTCGCGCATCTGGGGAGCCCAGATGACCTCGCCCTCCTGACGCTTCGTCTCCATGTTGCGGGCGACGGTCACGATTTCGTCGTGCGCCGGACCCATCAGCGTGGAGGCGGTGTCGTAGTCGGTGAGGTACTCCGGCTTGAGCACGCACCGCGAGGCGAGCGCCTCGCTGATGACCGCACCGGGCACGTCGGGGTTACCGGCGAACACGATGTAGAAGCCCTCCTTGGCATGGACGGCGTTCTTGGTGCCGTCCGGTGCCTCGTACCGGTACTCCTCCGGCAGCGGCAGGATGCCGCGACCGTCGATGAGCGAGTAGAGGACCGACAGCACGCGCGGGTCGATCAGCAGCGCCTCGTCCACGAAGAACGGAACGCCAGCCAGCGCGCACTTGATCGCCTTGCCGGGCTTGAACCGGAAGATCCCGTCCTCGTCCTGAGCCATGCCGCCGACGATGTCAGCGACGGTGGTGTCCTCAGTGCCGACGAGCAGCGCGTCCTCCTTGAACACGAGCCCCGCGTCGCGGTACTCGTTGATGAACGCGGCCTCGACCAGCGCCGACTTGCCGGTCCCCGGAGGGCCAGCCAGCAGGACGTACACGCCCGCCTCGCGAGCCTGACGCAGGAAGGTGACGTCAGTCAGCCCTCCCCACCATGCGCGCGGGACGAACACGGTCTTGCCGTCGGTCAGCGGGATGCCGCCGACCTCGTCAGCGTCCAGCACGGGAATGGCCGACGCGGACGGGCCCTTGAGCACCGACTCCGTGTAGGACTCCATGGAGCCGTCGCGCAGGGCGATGACCGGACCGTTGACGATCCACTCAGCCGCCTCACCCAGCGAGTCGAGCGAGATGGAGCGCGGAGCAGGACCGTCGAAGACGCGCGCGATGCGGGTCTTCAGCGAGTTGGTGTCCGCGTTGGCCGGATCGGAGATCAGCGCGTCGAGGGTCTTGTGATCCTCGTCGGTGAACTCCAGCATCCAGACGCCGTCGATCTTGATCGGCGACGAGGACGACATCTTGCGGGACAGGTAGCCCTGCACCGTGCCGATAGCACCGCGTGCGGCGGACGCCGACTTGCCCGGCCACAGCGTGGGGGGCAGGACCGCGTCCATCCAGCGGGGCTTGGGCGTGGAAGCGTCGGGCTGGGTGCGGAGCCACATCTTGGTGGTCGCATCCTCGACCCACACCGCCAACTGCGCGGTGGAGTCGTCGTTGCTGATTCGCACTGCGAACAGTGCGGGGGTGCGGGTGGCCACGTTGACCATCCTCCTTCTGTGGTGGGAATGCCTACATCCATGGACCGCGAGGGTCGCGGTTATGGGGGCAAGCGGGGATCAGCCTGAGCAGGCTGGCCCGTAGCCCCTCCCCACGAGGGGGAGGGGACACGAATCAGGATGCTCAGCCGGGCGGCGCGGAGTTTACTGCGGCGGCGTGCTCACGAGCAGCGGTGAGTCCCTCGGTCCAGTCCTTCTCCGGCACGGCGTGAGCCACGTACCCGATGAAGAACGACTCGAACGCGCGGAACTGGTCGAGGGTCAGACCCTCGGTGGACTCGGAGAATGCAGCGAGTCGGTTGAACATCGCGACATCCTCCTAGCGGTAGACGTTGACGGTGAGCCCACTACCAGCGCACGTCGAGCCGTTCTGGCGCGCGCTGAAGTGGGTGCGGATCTGCACGGTGACCGCGCCGACTTGGGCGACGGGGGCGGACGCGTGGCAGACAGGGCAGATGACCATGAACTATCGCCTTCCTGCGAGGTCCAGCATGATGCTGGGGTTGAGGTACGTGCTGTCCTTGCGGACGTGGAGGATCCAGCCGTCCCGGACCATGAGCCCGTTCTTGAACGTCTGGACCTGAATGCCGCCGATGACTCCGGCGGTGGTCGCGGTGACCCGATCCCACGCAGCGATTGCGTCGGTCAGGCTGCCGTACTGGACCTCGACCGGAGCCATGGGCCCGGCGAGGTTGACGGTGTAGACGGTGCCGTCAGGCATGGATCAGACCGCCCGGAGATGCGGGACGCGGATGATGAACTTCTCCTCACCCGACGGTGGCACCGTGACGGTCAGACCGTGGGCCCGCAGGACTTGGGCGATCCGGTCCGGATCCCCGTTCCATGCGAGGAAGAGGTCAGCGATCAGGATCGAGTCCTCGGGGAAGATCGGACCCCCAAACTCATCGGGGCCGGGGACGCTGGAGAAGGACGAGTCCGCGTCCTGCTCGTGGTACGCGACGAGCGTCATGTCGTCGTAGAAGAGGTCGTCCTTGTCCCAGCCGCTGAAGACGCAAGACGTGCAGCAGACGTAGGGCATTGACGGCGGGGTCTGGCCCACCTCCGCGTAGGCGGGGGTGTTGATCTCAGACAGCGCCTTGTCGATGCGCTGCTTCGTGATGTCGGACATGCAGGTGCTCCTCTCAGAGCGGTAGGGGGTGGGGTGCGTGCGGCGTTTACTGCGGGGCACGACTAGGGATGCAGGGGCGTGTGTGTCTCTCGCCGGGGGTGAGGGCGTCTGACTTGCTGCCCCTGCATCCTTGGCCGTGCCCCGCCGATTCGCAGTGCGAACCGACGGGGCGGGCGGTGCCCTACTTGAGGGCGGTGTGCGCCTTGGCCTCCGCGAGGGTGGCCTCCAGCGCGGCGATCAGGGCGAGGACCTCCGCCGGGTCGCCGATGTGACCGGCGTCGAGCGCCTCGCTGACCTTGCCGATGGGACCGGACGCGGCCTTGAGGAACTTCTCCGCCGTCTTCGGGCCCTTGGCAGCGGCAGCCGCCTCGCGCTCAGCCTTCTCCGCCTCGCGGAGGATGGACTGGGCCGCGACGACGAAGCCCTCCTTGGTGCCCTCGGCGAAGCAGCCACGGACGGCGGCGACGCCGCCCACGGTGGTCACCTTGCGGACCAGAGCGTGGATGGAGTACTCGCCCTCACGCAGGCCGACGGCGGCGTTGCCGTCCGGACGCCACACCCACGAGGTGGGCAGGTCGCCGGACAGGGCCGCGACCTTGGCCACGTTGTGGATCAGCGAGCAGCCAGCAGCCGACGCGGCGATGTGCTTGGTGCCGCTGGCCTTCTGGTCAGCCTGAAGCGCCTTGCGGACGTCGGACTCCGTGGCACCGGCCTCAATGGCGGTGGCGAACTCCGACAGGAAGGCCACGAAGGTGGCCTCGAAGCCGTCGGCGAGACCGGCGGCCTGCTCCTCGGTGCTGGACAGCGTGGCGCTGGTGGCCACGACGCGAGCGATCAGGGCGGGGGTGGACTGGGACTTGCTGGACTTGCTGGGCGTCGTGGTCACGACGGGTGCCTCCTCAGGCGTGGTGGTGGGGTCGATCTGGGTGCTCTCGACCAGTGCGGCGAAAGCGGCGTCGAACTCAGTGTTGATGCTCTCAGTGCTCATTGCGGGTTGCCTCCTCAGGCGGTGGTTGTACTGGTGGGCCGCGATGGTCGCGGCTTAGGGGGAAGGGCGGGATCGCCCCGGTAGGGCCGGATGCCCAAGGCAGGGACACGTTCGCAGTGCGAACGCTCCCCACTTGATCCATCCGGAGTCAGTTGACGTAGCCGAAGTTGCCGCAGTCGTTGCACTCCATCCAGACCCCATCGGGGTCAGTGACGAAGACAACGTCCCACGTTGACTTGCAGGCAGGGCAGGCGCGGGCAGCCATGGGATCACGCCCCGAAGCGGCACGCGTCGATGAAGCGCGACGGGTCGAAGCGGGGGTGGGTCTCCGCGATAGCGGCGGCGAGTGAGCCGCCCACCAGACCCCGGTCGTAGTCAGACAGGGGGGACTCGTGGATCGCATTGGCGATCAGGATGAAGTCCTTCGTGGTCATGGTCAGTCTCCAATCAGTAGGTGGTTCCCCAAGCCCTCCCCGCGAGGGGGAGAGCCAAGGCAACCACCGGGGCGGAGTGCTGGCCCCTTGGTATTGCGGCCTACGTAGCACTCCAACCCCGGAGGTTGAAGCCTTGTCACCGGATCACCCGCGCTCTTCCCGCCACGCTCGAACCGAAGCCCAGACAGCCGCATGCCCAGAGCGGGCGAATCGCGGGAGGACCACGGGAACGTGGCGATAGGAGCCGCCCACGGAGGGGCGGGGTTCCGATCTGACCGGTTGGATTGGCGGGGGGACCGGCTGGCCCGACGTGCTGACTGAACAACCCCCGACAAGGGGACTCACCGCCAGCCCTACCGCCCATGTCGCCCGGATCCGAAGCGGCCCACACTCCCGTGGGGAGCAGGACACGCCTAGCCAGACTGCACAAGGGCGGCGGTACTGGCGGGTCATCCCCATGGGGGAGCCAGCCTGTGAGGTTCGCAGTGCGAATGCCACTCCGCACTGCGTCGTACACCTCAGCGACCCAGAGGTCGCGGGTTAGGGGGACGCGCAGCACCACGACCCACAAGGGGCGGGGGTGCTCCACTCACTCCCCCTCGCGGGGGAGCCCGGTGCGTCCGTACATCCATGGACCCCCGAAGTCGCGGGTTAGGGGGAAGCCCCCCGTATCCAACAGGGGAGCATCCCACCCGACCAGAATCGGCGGGAGGCCATGGGCTGTCAGGCAGAGACACATACACACACACACGCCTGCACCCCCGGAGGGGAGAGCAGGACAGGGGAGCAGCACGGTACGTATCTCCACCCCCAGTGGGGCGCGGTACGTATCTGCTCACTCCGTGGAAGGGGGCGCGGTTGGCTGGCCGTAGCCCCACATGGGCCAACATCGGCAAGCACTCGCTTTGTCATTGCCTTACACCAGTGGGGCCATGGGGTCGCGGGTTAGGGGGCAATGCCGCCCCCCGCGTAACGCCGTTACGCCCCCCGCCTCCACCCCCGCGTAAGCCACTGACAGGGGGCCTGCCAGCGGGGCGCGACCCCCCACCCTTAGGCGAGGGGGGACCCATGGGGGTGGCCAGCATCCAGCCACAGTCCACACGCCTACGCGGGGGAATCGTGTGCCTGCCAGTTGGGGGGCCCTTGAGCGTGAAGTGGATTACACGGGGGGTGCCCTCGTGCCTGCCCCAAGTCGGGGGCTGGGCTGGAGCGGGGCGGCTTCCCGGCGACCGGGCTGTAATCCAATGACCCCCAGCGCCTCACAGCGGATCTGGAGCCCCCCAGCAACTCGCGTTGGACTTCCCCGTTGGAAATGGGCCCCGCCATGTTTCAGTCATGCACGCCATGCAGCCCCCATGTCCCGCTCCCAGCCCTCCTCCCCCTTGGCACGGCAGTCGTAAGGCAGTTACCCTATGTGCTACAGTACAAGTCCCTTGGGAGGGAGACATCATGGACAGGGACGCAACCATCGTCCACGCGGTCACCGTCGAGCACCGGACGCTCGCCGACGTGGCCCGGCAGTACGGCATCACGCGGGAGCGGGTGCGCCAGATCGTGGCGCGGGACTGCCCCGGATTCGCAGTGCGAGCGGCTCGCACCCGACTCAACCGCGAGCGCCGGGACCGGCTGCGCGCGGAGCACGACCAGCGCATGCAGTACTGGCGCGACCACGTGGAGCCCTCCGGCAACCGGGGCATGACCAAGAAGTGGTCCGACGAGGACCTGCTGAGCATCCTCACGGAGCAGACCACCCTCGCCGGACGCCCGCTGTCGATCACCGACTGGCGCTCCATGTCCCCGGAGCGGGGACTGCCCAGCGCCGCGCTCTACACGATGCGCTTCGGCTCGTGGAACGAGGCCAAGCGCCGCGCCGGTCTCCAGCCGCTGGAGTCCAACCGCCCGTCCTACACGCGCGAGTTCTCCGACGAGGAGATGATCGCCGCCGTGGCGGAGTTCCTGCGCGACGCCGAGCGCGGCAGCCGCCGCTTCGGCTCCTACCACTACGCCGTGTGGCGCGAGTCGCTCGTGGACTCCTACAACCTGCCGTCCCTGCCCCTGCTGCGCGTGCGGCTGGGAAAGTGGGGCGACATCAAGCAAGCCGCCATCGACTACAACGAGGAGCACTTCTCATGACCACCACCACCACCACCACCTACCCCGCCTGCGCCCTGCCCGACTGCGACGTCGTCGCCAAGTCCGGGGGCCTGTGCAACGCGCACTACATGGCGCGCTACCGCGCCCAGCAGCGCCAGATCGAGAAGGAGTTGCTCGACGTGGTCGCCAGCCAGCGTGCCGGTGCCACCGCGTTCCTCTGTGACGTGTGCGAGGAGGATGCCTCCGTCTGGTGGGCCTCCAACGGCAACACCGAGACCCCGGTGGTGCTGTGCGCCTCCTGCGTCGAGGCCAAGATCGAGTCCCTGCGCCTCGACATCCGCCGATTGGAGTTGAAGCAGCCATGACTGAGCCCACGTCCTACGACGACCTCGCTGCTCAGTTGCTCGCCGACATCGCCGACCGGCTGCTCAGCAAGCGCGACTGGGCGACACTGGAACGCCTCCAGAAGGCGCTGGAGGCTCCCGCCCTTCGCGAGGTGCCCTCCTACATCACCCGGACGACCGACTCGACCGAGTACGCGATCCCTGACGCGCTCAAGACGATCTACTCCAAGAAGATGGCGGAGGTGGACCGGTCGATGCTGGAGAGCCTGTACAAGATGATCCCGACTCCGGACCCGGAGCCACCACTGACGACGAACAAGTTCACCCAGTTCAAGAAGTCGCCCGCGCCTCCGGAGACCAAGACCCTCAACGGGGCCTCGTACAACTACCTCTGGATGGACGAGACGTCCCCGATCTGGACGAGGGGCACCGAGTCGTGAGGCGTCGGGCCATTCCCAGCGACGTCCGCAGGAGCGTGTACCGCCAGTGCTTGGGGCGGTGCGCGCACTGCGGGCGCTCGCTGCGTCGTCACGGCTTCCACGTGGACCACCGCTGGCCCCTCGCGAAGGGCGGCACCAACCGTCGGGGCAACCTCCAGCCGCTGTGCGCCCCGTGCAACCTGAGCAAGGGCGACCGGATCCTGTGGTCCCGGCTGGGGGCCCGGTGGTTCACGATGTCCGCCGGGACGCTGGTGCTGGTCGCCTCCCTGCCGCATCTGGGTTGAGCCTGAGTTCGCACTGCGAATGGGCCAGACTGGACCCGTGACTGTCGCCCCTCTCGTCAACGGGATGTTCCGTGGCGTCTGTGTGGACAACCGAGACCCCAAGAACTTGGGGCGGATCCGGGTTCAGGTGCCCCAGATCCTCGGAACCGCAGCCTCCGGCTGGGCCTTCCCTGCGTGGTCCTTCCACCAGAAGACGATCTGGCCACAGGACCGGCTGCCCAAGCCCGGTGATGGCGTCTGGGTCATGTTCGACTCCACCAGTCCGGACAAGATGATCTGGATCGCCGCCTTCGGTCCGTTGGACCTGATCAACCAGCCGGAGTTCGTGGAGCAGCCCGACTTCAACTCCACCCTGACCTTGGAGATCCTCGACCCCCCGGTGTGGAACGAGATCTCCCGATTCGCAGGCATCCTCGGGTCTGACGAGGGAGGCGTGCCCAACCCGAACCCGACCGTCCAACTGACCGGGCGCGCGTCGGGGGGCAGTTGGCTGGTGCTGGGCTCCGCCCCGGTCAATCCCACGACGGGCGAGTGGTCGTTGGGGCACCGGGTGCAACTCACCGGCAGCGTCGAGTACCGGGCCTCCTTCGACGGCGTGGGCGTGTACGGACCCGCGTCCTCCCCCATCACCATGGTCAACACCCCCACGGTGACCTTCCCGACCACCCTGACCATGTCGCTGAACGACCCCTCCCCCGCGCTCAACAAGTCGGTGGAGTTCAAGGGCGTGCTCAGCGCCAGCACCGCTCCGACCGGGTACACGATCCCGCCGGACGCCACCGTCACGTTCTCCGTGCGCCCCAGCGGCGGGTCGTGGCAGACGGTCGCCACCGGCATCCCGGTGGACCCCACCACCGGAGCGTGGTCCACGAAGTACACGATCAACATCGCGGGAGCGGTGGACTATCAGGCCTCCTTCGCCGGGTTCGGCATCTACCTGCCCTCCCAGTCCAGCGTCGTCTCGGTCAACACGTCGGTGAGCACCTCTGTCTCCACACCGTCCCTCCCTGCCCTGTACTACGGCACGGGCTTCAACGTCTCCGGAACGGTGAAGGTCGCCTCCACCGGAGCGTCGGTCACCTCCGGCGTGGTCGAACTCTGGTGGCGGTACACCATCGGCGGGGACCAGACGTGGAAGAAGTCCTCCGCCAGCGCCAACGTGGCGTCGGGCACCTACTCGTTGACCCACCCCTCGCTGACCCTTCTGGGCAACACGGAGTGGCAGGTCCGGTACGTGGGGACCACCTCCTTCGACCCGGCCAACAGCGCCGTCGCAGCGGGCGTGGTCAACCTCCGCGATCAGGGCTCCCTGACGAAGGGCGCGGTCACGCACACCAGCGCCGCCTTCTCGTGGGCTGCCGTGTCGGGCGCGACCTCCTACGAGATCGAGCGCTGGAACGGAAGCGCGTGGATCACGCTCGCGACCACCTCCGCCCTGTCGTACACCGACAGCACCATCTCCAACGGCCAGTTCTGGTGGCGGGTGCGCCCGAAGGCCACCAACGTCGGCGGGACCGTGATGTACGGCGGGTACAGCGGCAACATCACGATGACCACGGGACGCCCTGCCCAGTTCGACTCCGGCACCACCGGCTGGATCAACGTGACCGTCCAGTTGATCGATAGCCATCGCATCGATCAGGGATGGGGCTACCCAAGCGCCCCGAAGTTCTATCAGGGCTACTTCTCCTCCTCCTACGGCGGCGAGGGATACGTCGGCATCGCCAAGTACACCGGGACGCGGGTCCGTGACGCCATCATCGCCGCGTGCGGAGGCGGGACTCTCGGGACGACCCGCCAGCAGCAGGGCACCTGCGTCGCCGCTGAGATCGAACTGAAGCGGGGGAATGCCTCCGGTTCCGGCGAGAGCGGCGGTCCGGTCAGTATCGGCTTCACCACGACCACCAGTGACGGGACCGGTTCTCGACCGGTTCGCGACGGCACCACCAAGAGCGTCGATTCCACCAGCGCCAACGCGGGATCCTTCACCTACCACGACATCGGCACGGCGCACGGACAGCGGATCGGGGACGCGGGTGCGAACTCCATCTCGATCTACCGCAACAGTTCGGCGAACTACGCCAACTTCGACGTGCGGGACCTCCGACTGAAGTGGTCGTGGAGTTATACCAGTGTCACCTACGTCGCACCGTCGTGGCTCTGACCCATCGACTGCTCCTAGGCCCGTTGGATAGGATCCCACCGGTTTCCCCGCCGCGCGGAACCCGGTGAACCCCATTGGATATGGCCTGAACTTGTGGATAACCCCCGTTTCGAGCGGAACAGCAGGAGAAGATGATCGACAGCCTCGCCATGACCGTGGCATTGGCCCTGTCCACTGAGAATCGTGATCGGTGCATCTCGCGGAAGGAGTACCGGTCCATCTCGAAGAAGATGACCCGGCGCGAGGTCAGCCAGATCATCGGCTACCCCGGTCGTGTCTTCTGGCAGAGGTCGAGTGACAACTGGATGATCTCGGCGGTGGACTACCGGGTCTGCTCTCCGTGGAGCAGCCGGAGATCCACGGTCAGCATCCTGTTCGTCTGGGACGCGTACGAGAACGACTGGCTGCGGGTGGTCGGGAAGTCCGGAACCTTCCGACGGGTCATTCCGAAACGAGGGTAGACATATCTACTAATAGTGCTATTATTAGCACATGAATGACATCAAAGACCAGTACACAGAATCCCAGCGCGCCTTCGGCAGCGCTTTCGCTGACTTCAAGTCGAGGACCAAGAGGTCAGACGGACTTCGTCGCTGCGAGGAGACCGCCACTCGGGGCACCGGGACGGGGGTCTGCGACTCCCCGCTGGACGAGCACGGCAACTGCCCCAACGCGCGAGGCCACTTGTCCTGACTCTCTCCATGTCCCCGTAGGAGTATGGGGACATGAATCTCTCGGATGCTCAGTTCGCTGACACGGTCAACGAGACCGGCGGGGCCTCCCGTCACTGGGACACCAAGGAGGAGCCCCCGAAGCGCGGCTACATGGTGTCCACGCCCAGCAGCGAGGCAGTACACCCCGGCAACCTCTCGGCGGCTCAGGTCGGGGAGCACTTCCGCGCCAGCGCCCCGGAGGCCAAGAAGCGTCAGGCGGCGGGCGAGGAGGTCTATCAGGGCGGCTGGCAGGCGGGCCACCCGGACACGAACGAGCCGTCCTCCTTCCTCGACGTGTCCACCCGGCACGAGATGCCGTGGGGCGATGTCAAGGAACTCTCCCAGCGTCGCGGGCAACTGGGCGCGTTCCACCTCCCCACGCTGGGCGAGACCTACGAGACCCACATGGCCTTCCGCGACATGCCGGGCCCGCAGTCGGATCCCGACTGGGCATCCAGCCCTGACCGCCCCTCCAAGTACGAGCGCGGGCCGTCGGGGGCCCCGGAGTTGGAGGAGCATCAGGGCCTGCTCAACGGCAAGCCGCACACGCTGGAGAACGTGATGCAGACCATCGAGCGTGGTCGTCTGAGCGGAGGTTCCCGTGCCCGGTAAGCCGAAGGTCCTCAAGGACGGCACGAAGGTGTATGGCCCGTACAAGCGCACCGGGACCGATGGCAAGCGCAACGACCGCGACATCGTGGTCAAGCGCAGCCCCAGCGGCAAGACCACCTCGACCACGGCTGCGCGCCACAACAAGGAGCAGTCCACTGGGCGGAAGTTGGCCAAGGACGAGCACGCCGCCCACAAGCCGGGCACCAACCGGAAGTCCAACTCCCCCAGCGACACCACGGTCCAGAAGGCCAGCCGGAACATCGGCGACGGCAACCGGGCGAGGAAGAAGTAGCCATGGTCGAGTGGGTCCAGCCCAAGGAGTACTCGCGCTGGCGCTTCCCTGCGTCTGACCTGCTGAATGGCGAGAAGGGGAAGAAGGAGAAGGGCGGAGTTCGCACTGCGAATCCTCCCGTCGAGAAGAAGCCGACCAAGAAGACGGGAATCCCTGAGCCCCGCAAGAAGATCGAGAGGTCCCCAGAGCGCAAGGAGATCGGTCCCGGTCGGACTCCCATCCCGATGCCCGGTCGTGGTCCCCGGACTGTGGAGGAAGAGGAAGCGGGACGGCAGGCTCGTGCCGAACTGGTCGCGTCAGTGATGAGGCAGCGCGGTCAGGTAGTCCCTGCTGGGTACTCCGACCGCCGTAACCGGGGCGGGGAGGACTGGCGGGCCAAGGCGGGCCTCAACACTGGGGCGATCCACACCGGTCAACTGGTGGAGGAGGCAGCAAGCACGCGAGGCATTCGCGCCATCGAGCCCCCGTCGCACGCTGCCCGGACGCAGGAACTCCCTCGTCAGTCAGACACGCGGGCCCTGCCGGTGTCTCCCTACGCGCATGACTCCACCGCCGAAGTGCCCTCCATCCGGCGCGGAGCAATCGAGCAGATGGCCCTGTTCGATGTTCCCCGCCACGTGGGCGAGGGCAATCTTGCAGCGGCACAGACGACGCGGCAGGAGCGGCAGGCGACGGTTCCTGCCTCCCCTCCCCCGTCTCGGCAGATCGCATCTTTGAGCGCGTACCCGACGCCGGGCAAGTTGCCGGGTGATCAGGGTGTGCTCTTCCGCCCGAGGCGGTACCACTGATGCGTGACGAGTTCCTCGAATCTGTGTTGACCGCTCAGGGTTCACCCACTGAGCGCCCCTTCGTTCAGGCGAATGCGCGGGCGATCTCCGAGTCGATGCCTCCGATGAGCCAGCAGGAGACCAAGGGCAGCCTCCCGTACCCGTATCCGGGCAAGGGAGTCTCTGGCGAGACCACCAACTAGAGGTGGACAGACAACTACGCGCGGACGCGCAACCCGGTCCCGCTATCTCGCGTGCAGATCATGGATTCACACTGACGTTCATGCTGACGACGTCCCCGAGATCCACCAGTCTTGTCCTATGCGAGTGATCCAGAAAGACGCGGTGCAGGCACACGCTGTGCCTACCCGCGTGTATGAGGCTCGCGGCCCGTTTGCTCGGTACCAGCCAGCGGAGATCGCTGATCTCCCGTACGACCCGGACAAGTTCCCCGCCGGGTCAACCGTCCAGAACGGGATGCAGGAGATCGTGATGTACGAATGCCAGTCCTGCATGGCGATCCTCAAGGAAACTGAACTCGAAGGCCACGTCTGCGAAGGAGACATCTGATGGCTGCTCCCACTGCTGCCGCGCTTGCTGCTCGGCTGAAGAACGACAACCGGACGGTCGTCGGGTCCAAGGATCCGGACGGTGCCGGTGAGTTCGCCGCCACCGCCCTCGGCAAGGTGGGTGACACCCACGGTCTCAACGTCGCGAAGACTGCCGATGTCGCGGCCTACTCGGCCAACGTCGCCGATGGCGCGGGCAAGATCACGGTCGCCCACGGCGGCGGGGGTCTGACCAAGAACGACCTCCGCACCCAGTACTTCCACACCGGCAACTACGACGCCACCAAGGCGGCGTTCGGTGCCAAGCGCTGCTTCGTGAATGCCAAGGGCCAGCCGCTCGCGGCCAACGGAACTCCGACCACGGTCGCTGCTGCGGTGAACGCAGAGACCACGAACCTCTCCTCGCTGGGAGAGGCCGTGACCTCGTGGGCACAGGTACACGCGGGGGCCAACCGGACTCCGGCTCCCGGCGTCTACTCGTCCAGCCCACGAGCAACCAGCCTGTACGCCCCGTACGTGGGCTGGACCGCGCAGCACTGAGCCCTGAGCACCTGAGACGACGAGAGAAGGTCTGACGACATGGCAGTCACCGTCACCGCGACGCAGATTGACGATGCAAGCGGCTGGACCGCTCAGGGCGACAGGGACTGGGTGCCTGATGTCTCCTACTACCGGCGGTTCGCCCTGAAGTGCTCCGGAAGCGCGGGGGAGGTCGGATCTGTCGTGAACTGGGAGATCTTCGACTCCTCCACCATCCCGTTCGTGGAAAACGCTGCGACTGTGACGGTGCAGGCGACGAATGGCACCTATACCGACGCCGACGATCCCGCGTTCCTGAACAACCGCGCCACCAACACCATCTGGGTTCGCAATGAGAAGGCGGCGGACGATGGCGCTCCGTACTACTCCGAGACGGGTACCCCGTGGGTGTCGGCGCTGCGTGCCAACGGTCCGCAGGTTGTCGTGGAGATCCCGACCACGATGGCGTGGGGGGTCACAGACGCCGAGGAGCAGACTTTCGAGATCGCGGCGTACCTTCCCGGCGGAGGTAGGGTCCCTGCCGGAACTGCGTCGATAACCGTCCGCAACCCCGACATCGCACACCTGAAGTGAGGCCTGAATGAGCATCAACGACTACTGGCTCGCGAAGATGCGTGCCACAGAGGAGAGCGTTCCCGAGGAAGCCCCCTTTGAGGGCGAGTCTCCGGAGCCAGTCGAGGAGATCGAGGTCGAGGAGATCGAGGTCACCGAGGAGGTCGAGGAGGGCACCGCCGAGGCTGTGGCCCCAGAGGAGGAGTCTCCCGTCGAGGAGGCTGATCCGGACGCTCTGGTGATGCCCATCCCGGTCCCCACCTCCTCCGACACGAAGGCGGAGATCAAGACCTACCTGACGCATGTGCATGGGATCGACCCGGACGACCTCAACCTGACCAAGGACGAACTGCTCTCGCTGGTTGCTGATCTGGCTGGCTGATGCCCTCGTCGGCGGGAAGTTCGCGACCCCCGGACGCCTCCGAGATCATCGCCCGCGCCAAGGGCGGTGCTCGGGTGGCTCCGGGGTCTCGCGCTGCCATGGCCCATGGCGATCCTGCTGCTGTCTATCGCCGGTACGAGCAGGCCGCTGATCCCCAGTGGGAGCAGTTCCAAGATTCCAGCGGTACGGGCACCTCCCCCACGGACGTGATGGGGATGATCGACCTCGCGGGCGGGGACGCCGCAGCCGAGGGTTTACTGCGAGCGGGGCCCTACGAGGCCATCCCGATCTTCGAGGACCCCACAGGCACGACCACGTCGATGACCTCGTCGGAGTTCTTCCGGGAGTACGCCACCAAGTACCTCGAAGACGAGGGCTTCTACGACGGGATCGGCTACACCTACTCCAACATGGGGCGTGCGCCGGACACCACGCTGGTCTCCTCCGTCGGCACGGGCCCTGCGGACATCACCCAGTCGCCCACGTCCACGACCAATCCCGCGCGGCCACGGACGGTCGCAGCAGGCTATGACAGTTCACGGAAGGTTCTGACCACGATCTTCCGCGATGGCACCTTCTACAACTACTACGGCGTCTCCGGACTGGAGTGGGGCAACTTCAAGCGCGCTCGGTCCAAGGGGCGGTTCATCCGGCTGTACCTCGACGGCAAGACGCGCGGGGCTGCATCGATGGGGGCGGTCCCGGAGGCGCATCAGGAGTTGCTGTACAAGGTCGCCCGGACGACACAGGTGATGCGCGGCGGGTATCAGGCCGGTCAGAAGGTCGGATCCAAGCGTGGCTCGGGTACGGGCAAGTACGCATACGGCAAGTCCGGATCATCGACCTCCGGCGGTCGCGTCTACGGTCGCAGCACTGGACGGTATCGGGCGACCAAGACGACGTAGTCTTTCGCTCGTGGCGACTCGCTCGATCTGGCTCACTCCGCTCTGGTGGGAAGGGACTGCCTACCGGCGTCTGCCCGCTCCTCTGACTGAGTCCGTCGAGACTCAGGAGGACGAGTTCCCGTGGCGCGTGGGCAGGGCCCGGATCATCCGGATTCCGTTCACGCGCAAGGCGATGGCCGTTGGCAGATGGACGGGCGAGCAGCCCCATGAGATTGTGGACGGGATTCCCCTTCTGAACTTCCGTCCCTTGGACCACCCGGAGGACTACTTCCATGTTCTGGACGAACGGACGAACGAGCGGCCCACCTTCTGACCGGATCGAGGTCTCCGACCGCGTGATCCGTCGTGCCCGCCAAGTCCCGTCCGGCACTGAGGTTGCGTGGATCGAGGGGACGATGGCCCAGATCGGCAGCGCCGTGGTCCACCACAGGGCTGGAGATCCGATGCTCGATGAAGCCATCATGGGTGCGGAGGCCGTTCTGGCCCTTCTTCATGAGATGAAGCGGAGAGAGCGATGACAGCGATTCTGGACGACGACCTCCGGGAGGAGATGGACGAGTTCGACACCCTTGCCCCCGAGGAGCCGGAGGAGGACGAACTCAGTCCGGACTTCGTCAAGAACCTCGTGGACAAGATCATGCAGTTCAACTCGGTCTTCGTCGGCCACGACCTGCACCCGTACCAGACCCCGTTCGCCCGCCGGATCATCGAGAGCGTCCTGATCAACGACGGAGAGGAGGTCACAGCCCTCGCTGCTCGCCAGAGCGGCAAGACCGAGACCGTCGCGGACATCGTGGCATCCCTGATGGTGATCCTGCCCCGGCTGGCTCGCATCTACCCCGATCTGCTGGGGAGGTTCAAGGAGGGTCTGTGGGTCGGCATGTTCGCACCGGTCGAGGGTCAGGTAGAGACCATGTTCTCTCGGACTGTCTCCCGATTGACCTCTGACCGGGCGAAGGAGATCCTGCTCGACCCGGAGATTGACGACAAGCCCTCTCGTAAGGGCGGGGTGGTCAAGTCCATCGTGCTGGCCAACTCCGGGTCGTTCGTCTCGATGATGACCGCCAACCCCCGCGCGAAGATCGAGTCCCGCACCTTCCACCTGATCGTCATCGATGAGTGTCAGGAGGCGGACGACTACGTCGTCTCCAAGTCCATCGCCCCCATGCTCGCGTACCACGCCGGGACGATGATCAAGACCGGGACGCCGACCACCAAGAAGAACAACTTCTACCGGTCGGTCCAGTTGAACAAGCGCCGTCAGACAGCCAAGAAGGGCGCACGGCAGAACCACTTCCAGTGGGACTGGAAGGACGTCGCCAAGGTCAACCGGAACTACGAGCGGTTCATCCGCAAGGAGATGCTTCGCATCGGCGAGGACTCCGACGAGTTCCAGATCTCCTACAACTGTCGCTGGATCCTCGAACGAGGCATGTTCACCAGCCAAGCGATGATGGACGAACTGGGTGACACCTCGATGAACTTCGTCCGCAACTGGACCAAGACCCCTGTCGTGGTGGGCATCGACCCAGCCCGCAAGACAGACTCTACGGTGGTCACTGTCCTGTGGGTGGACTGGGATCGTCCCGACGAGTTCGGGTACTACGACCACCGCGTCCTGAACTGGCTGGAGTTGCAGGGGGACGACTGGGAGGAGCAGTACGCCAAGATCGTGGACTTCCTCTCCAACTACAACGTGCTCTCCGTGGCCGTGGACGCCAACGGTGTCGGGGATGCAGTGGCCCAGCGCCTGCGCCTTCTCCTCCCCCGGTCCGAGGTCCACAGCATCACCAGCAGCGCGGTGGAGCAGTCGAAGCGGTTCAAGCATCTGATGACGCTGATGGACCGTCGCCTGATCGGATGGCCCGCCCATGCCAACGCGCGGCGCACCCGGATCTGGCGGAAGTTCCAGCAGCAGATGCTTGACGCGGAGAAACAGTACAAGGGCGTGAACTTCACCGTGGCAGCCCCAGACGAGGCGTGGGCGCACGACGACTTCGTGGACAGCCTCGCTCTGGCGGCGGTTCTGACATCTGATCTGTCGATGCCTACAGTCGAGGTGTCCACGAATCCGTTCTTCTCAGACCGTTAGCCGTGACTTTCGCACTGCGAATCAGGCAGACTCGACACTGAACATGTTCAGCAGTTCCATCGATGAAGGAGAGACCATGGCTCTCGCACCGGCTCCGGGATTCCCCGAGCGTCCCGGCACCAACTACGAGGTCAAGCAGGTGTCCGGAGCCCCCAGTGGTCCCGGCCCCCTGTACTTCGAGGAGGGTCTCGGTACCGACACCGATCTCCCCTCGAACTTCCAGACCGGCGCGATGCAGGGGTACGTCACCCCTCCCGGTCGGGGCAACCACAACCAGAACGTCTACGTGAAGTCCGCGCAGGAGACCATGTCCGAGCGCGCTCACGTCGGCTCTGCTGCGTGGGTCGAGGCTCCGGGCATGCTTCAGGACTTCGCGGCGGGCTCCTTCTCCGATGCGGCTGAGGTTCGTTACGAGGAGGTCTACCGCTCCGGTGGCCGGATGGCGCGACCGAACCCTGCTGTCGTCAACGACTGATCATGGCCGTTGACCCTCGCGGGCGACGGGCGACAGAGGCGCGTGGAACTGGGACTGCGACTCCCCAGAACCCGCGCCTCTGGGAGATGCTGGTCCAGCAGGCGAAGCAGAAGTTCCCGACGTACCCGTCCCTACCTGCCTCCAAGTGGGTCCATGACGAGTACGTGAAGCGCGGCGGCATCTTCGTGGACTCGAAGAAGAAGGACACCCGGCATGACCGTCGGGGCCAACTGACCCACGACGCGAAGAAGGAAGACGACGCCAAGAAGAAGTCGAAGGGGTGACATGCCGTACGCCGTGAAGAAGGGCAGCGGATCGAAGCCCTACAAGATCGTCCGCAAGGACACTGGCAAGACGGTTGGATCCTCCACGAGCAAGGAGAAGGCGAAGGCGTCGGTCCGAGCACGGTACGCGAACGAGAAGACGAAGTAGTCTGACGACGTGTCCGGCATCGACTTCCTCTCCCCGACGTACAGGTCTGCTGGTACCGACCTAGTCATGAACATCTCCCCTCTGGGGTTGGTGGAACTGGCGGATGAGGAGTTCGAGGTCCATGGTCCGCGCCTGAATCGGTACGCGCTGAACTGGGCCCTCTACCTTGGGCACCACTGGAGCCATCGTCGCGAGGTCGGGGAGCACCAGCACACCTCGAACTTCTACCGGGCCTTCACGGACTATATGATCCGGTTCACCTTCGGCAAGGGTGTGCGGTTCGAGGTACCGGAGGCGACCAACGCGATCATCCCCGAGATCCTGCACCGGGTCTGGGAGCGGGACAACCACCGCGAATCCGTCCTCATGGAGATGGGTCAGCAGGGCGGGGTGTCTGGGGATGCCTTCGTCAAGGTCGCCTACGAGGAGGAGTACGTCGATCCCGCTGGGGTCTACAACCCCGGACGGGTCCGGATCCTCCCGCTGAACGCAGCCCACTGCTTCCCCGAGTGGCATCCGCATGACCGGTCGCGTTTGCTGCGGATGAAGGTCAAGTACCGGTTCTGGGGCACGTCGCTGGAGGGCACGCGGCAGGTCTTCACGTACACCGAGATCCTCACGGACGACATGATCGAGGAGTACCTGAACGACGAACTGATCGACTCTCGCCCGAATCCAATCGGGATCGTGCCCGTCGTCCACATCGCGAACCGGCCTGTGGCTGGATCTCCGTGGGGGCTGCCGGACTGTCAGGACATCATCAGCCTGAACCGTCAGTACAACGAGGTTGCGACCAGCGTCGCGGACATCATCAACTACCACGCCGAGCCGATCACGATCATCACGGGTGCGAAGGCGTCGCAGTTGGAGCGGGGGGCCAAGAAGATCTGGGCGGGCCTGCCCAAGGACGCCAAGGTCGAGAATCTCGAAGGCGGGTATCAGGGCCTCAAGCAGGGGCTGGAGTACCTCGAACTGATGAAGCGGACCATGCACGAGATGGTCGGCATCCCGGAGACTGCGCTGGGTCAGGTCCAGCCGATCTCCAACACCTCCGGCGTGGCGCTGTCCATCCAGTTCCAGCCTCTGATGAACGTCTGGTCCCAGAAGACCACCCAGTACGGGCGTGGTCTGGAGCGGATCAACGAACTGATCCTGCGGACCATCGCGGTCAAAGAGCCGAAGATGCTGGTGTGGACCGAGGGAGTCCACTCCCCCATCGAGTCCGACAACCTCCCGGTACTCGATCCGCGCGATCCCCTCACGTACTACACCGAGGCGGAGTTCCCTCCACCGCTGCCACTGGACAAGTTGATCGTCCTGAACGAGATTCAGGCCAAGTTCCAGTTGGGTCTGGAGTCCCGCGAGGGTGCGCTGCGTCTGTTGGGCGAGGAGTTCCCGAAGGACAAGTTGATCGAGATCAGGGACGAGTTGAAGGACGACGCCATCGCCGATGGTGCGCTGGCCCTGATCAAGACCCAGATCCAGTCCGCCATCGTGGCCATGACCGGGATGATGACCGGGCCCGACGGGGAGCCGATCCCGGCCCCGCCGCCCGAGCCGACGGACATCACCGGAGACTCAGTCCCCGACGTCATGAGCGGTCTGGGGCAGCCGTCCACCTTCCCGGAAGCCGCCATGGCCGAGGAAGAGATCCGGAACATGCTGGTCACCAAGGCGTACGGCACGAAGTTGCCGCAGCAGTCCATCGCCAAGCCTGACGCCTGATTCACCCCGTCGCTGTACAAGGATGCGCCATGTCGGGCTATCTTTGGGCTGACCACCCGTAGAACATGAAAGGCGCACATGTCCGAGCAGACCGTGACAACCATTCCGGACCCTCAGGCCGAGGGTCACCTCCACCGCATTCAGGAAGAGCCGACCGTTCCCCCGGTTCAGGTGTCCTCGAACTCCGATCCCAAGTTGTACACGAAGGAGGATCTGGAGAAGGCTCGCGAGCAGGAGAAGTCCAAGGTCTACAAGCGGCTGGAGACCATGCAGGAGACCGTCGCCCGTCTGGAGGCGGAGCGCGAGGATCGGCTGAAGACCGAAGAGGCCGCGCGCAAGGCTGCTGAGGAAGCAGCCGAGAAGGAGCGGCAGGAGCAGTTGTCCGTCAAGGACCTGCTCGCCGAGAAGGAAGCCCAGTGGCGACGCGAGCAGGAGGAACTGCGTCAGCAGATCGAGGCGGAGCGCGCTCTTCGTGAGCGCGAGTCCCAGTTCGCGGAACTCATGGAGGCGCGAAACCAGATCATCTCACAGTACTCCGACCGAGTCGCTCCAGAACTGATCGACCTGATCGCAGGCGAGACTCCCGAGCAGATCCAGCAGTCTGCGGAGGACATGGCTGCCCGAACCGAGCGAATCCTTGCTCAAACGGCAGAAGCCATGCAGAATGCAAGGCAGCAGATGCCGACCGCACGAGTCACCGCTCCGGCATCTGGGGACAACTCAGGGGCGAACAGGCAGTACAGTCCGGATGAGATCCGGGGCATGTCAATGGCGGACTACGCGAAGCATCGCGCCAGCCTTCTGGGCAAGGGTGCTGATGGAACCAAGAGCCGGGGACTTTTCGGGTGACTTACCCCACGTTCGATCCATCTGACCCATAGGAGATACGCCTGATGGCTGTCTATCCGTTCTCAGTCGGCGGCTCCCCCGCCACCGGCATCACCGGCACCCCCAACCTCGCCGGGTCCCCCACCGGCTACGACTCCGGTCAGGGCCTCGCCCCAGCGATCCAGACCATCTGGTCGAAGGAGATCCTCTTCCAAGCGATGCCGATCCTCAGGTTCGAGCAGTTCGCCGTGAAGAAGACCGAACTCGGCGTGGCCCCCGGCCTCACCGTGAACTTCATGCGCTACATCAACCTTCCGGCGGATCAGGCTCCGCTCGTGGAGGGCGTCCGCATGACGACCCACGCGATCACTGCTGAGCAGTACAGCATCACCGTCGCGGAGCACGGCTACGCCGTCGCCGTCTCGGAACTGCTCCTGAACGCCTCCTTCGATGACGTGATGGCTTCGGCCTCGCGCCTGCTGGGCCGCAACATGGCCCTGTACCTCGACGGTCAGGCTCGCGACACGCTGCTCACCGGCACGTCGCAGATCTTCGGCTACGAGGCGGAGGCCACTCGCACCGCGATCAGCCCCTACGACGCAGGCACGGTTGCTGCGAACGAGGCCGCTCTCACGGGCGCGTTCTTCCTCAACCCGGCTGCCGTCAAGGACGCGGTCGAGACCCTCGCCAGCAAGAACGTCCCCCGGCTGGGTGAGACCTACGTCTGCTTCGTGCATCCGCACCAGAGCCGTCGTCTGCGCGACACCCCCGAGTTCATCGAGGTCACGAAGTACGCCGCCCCCGGCAACTTCATGCTCGGCGAGATCGGTCGTCTCTACGACGCCGTGTTCATCGAGACCACTCAGGTCCGTCAGCGCACCGTCAACACCGACAAGAAGGCGTACGACGCCCTGATGATCGGCGACAACGCCTTCGGGCACGCGATCAGCCTCCCGGTCGAACTGCGAGACGGCGGGATCATCGACTTCGGTCGAGAGCATGCCCTCGCGTGGTACAGCATCTGGGGTCTCGGCAAGATCACCGACGACGCCATCGTCACCATCACCACCAACTAGCCCGACTCCGGAGGGGGTCAGGCCCGGTGAAGGTCTGGCCCCCTTCGGCATGTCCGGACGGTTCGCAGTGCGAATCGCTACGCTGGCTCCATGAGCCTCTCCAAGGAGCAGTTCGGACAGATGGAACTGCCCTTCCCCAAGGGGGACTGGGACAAGGGTCGGAAGTTCGACATGCCGAACGACGGCTACTCCGGCTACTCGCAGGGGCACCCACAGGCCCGTCTCTACCGTGTCGTGGACACCCACGAGGGATCCAAGGCATCCCCCGAGACCGGAGGCGTGGGGATCCACTGGACGCACGACATTGACGCCGTGAAGTGGCTGAGCGACCAGATGCACCGTCCGGTCGTCTACGAGGCGGCTCACCCCGGCCATGAGCACGTCATGACCTATGACGATCCGAAGGACGCCAAGACTCTGAAGGACACCACGGGGTTCGACAAGGACAACGCCCACGACATGGTCCCGGCGGAAGTACCCATTCGACCGGGCGCACCCATTCGGGTCATGGCGGTCCACCACCCCGTGGGAACAAACGGATGGCGACGGACCCGCCGGGAGTATCAGGGTCGCGCCTGACCACCTCGATCATCTACGCTCTAGCAGCGGATGACAACGCATCCTGCACCTTCAGAAGGGGAACCACAGGAATGACGACACAGACCGGACGACAGACCAAGCGTCAGAACGACTTCACCGGGCGGCAGGCAGCCGAGGTAGCGGCGAAGGCCGCAGCGGACAAGGCGGCGCGCGAGGAACAGATCGCCATGATCACGGCTCAGGAGGTTCAGGAGTTCGAGGAGAGTGTCTTCGACGTCACCAATCCCGCGCATCCCGTCGTTGTGGATGAGGTTGTCGAGGTGGGCGTCGAGATGGCCAACGACACCGTCGTCGTGCGGGTCGCCGAGAACATCGACAACATGACCGTCGGGTACAAGAACACCTACACGTTCAAGGCGGGCGGCAAGTATCAGGTCCCCAAGGCCGTGGCGGATCGTCTGGAGTCCCTAGGGTTACTTTGGCACTGACCGCTTGACCTGATTCGCACTGCGAATCGGGGCAGACTGATCCCATGCCTACTGCTGTCTCGCAGCGACTGCTCGAACGGGTGCGGATGGATCTGGGAGATCTGCCCCAGCCGTTCGACTTCCAGTTCGTCGGGGATGGCCTTCGCGACCACTTCAACGTCGAGCATCGCCCCTTCGACCCGGTCAGCCTCGTCCTGATCAAGGATGGGTACGTCGTGGATCCCGCCGCCGAAGGCGTCGTCTTCGACGGGCTGACCGGGTCGGTGATCTTCGCCGACGCTCCTCCCCCCGGCATCCTGTGGGAGATCCAAGGCACCAAGTGGCGGTACTTCTCGGACGCCGACTTGCAGATCTTCATCGACACCGCCGTGGCCCAGCACAGCCACAACCGCGCGGACTCCACCGGTGGCCCGTACGACGCGAACGACATCCCTCCTGTCGAGGAGTACCCGGTCGCGCTGTACGCCGTGATTCAGGCCCTGTGGGCGCTGGCTACGGACTCCGCGTTCGACATCGACATCCTCGCCCCGGACGGGGTGAACATCCCCCGCTCCGAGCGCTACCGCCAGTTGATGGACATGATCGGGGCCCGTCAGCAGCAGTACGACGAACTGGCCGCAGCCCTCAACATCGGTGTCCGACGGCTGGAGGTTCTGACGGTCCGTCGGACGGCCAAACTCACCAATCGCCTCGTGCCCGTGTTCCTGCCGCAGGAGTTCGATGACCGGACTCCCCCAAGGCGTCTCTACCCCCCGGTCTCCTTGCAGGGCACCTCCCCCGTGCCCATCAGCAAGGGGCGCTACGACATCTACCTGTACTCCGACGAGCCGTTCGGGGTGCTGATGAACTTCCAGACCAACGCGGCGGATGTTCCGGTGACTCCGGAGAACGACGCCTACGACATGACCGACTGGGAGTTCTACGCTCCCATCGTCCGGGTGAAGGGGTCGTACGGACCTCCCATCACTCAGTTGACCGTGCAGATCGTTGATCCCACCACCGGGCTGGTCCGGCTGTCACTGGATTCCGATCAGGTTCGGAAGATCCCGAACTGGTGCTTCTGGGAACTCCGCACCAAGGCCCCTGACGAGGCGTGGAACACTCGGATGACGGGAGAGGTCCGTCGGGAGTACGGGGTGTCCCGGAGGATTCTCTGATGGCGGCAGAAGACGGTCAGGTCGTCGTCATCCCGTCGGAGGATCCCACCAGCGTCGTGGTGGTCCCTTCGGTCGAGGATTCCCACGTTGTGGTCATTCCGGGAGACACGGGGCCTCCGGGCCCCACCGGTCCGCAGGGACCACAGGGTCCGGGGGGAACCGGACCTCCCGGTCCGACCGGACCTACGGGTGCCACGGGTGCAGCCTCCAGCGTCCCCGGTCCTACCGGACCCACGGGCAACGTCGGAGCGACTGGGCCCACGGGGGCTACAGGAGCGGCCTCTACCGTGGCAGGACCCACGGGCGGTGTCGGACCAACCGGTCCGCAAGGCGTCGCGGGGCCAACGGGCCCGACAGGGTCACAGGGACCTACCGGATCCGCCGGTCCGGTGGGTCCGACTGGACCGACGGGTCCGCAAGGTCCGCAGGGCGTAGCGGGTTCTCAGGGATCTGTGGGTCCTACCGGCGCTACAGGACCGACTGGAGAAGACTCAACCGTTCCGGGCCCGACGGGACCGACCGGTCCGCAGGGCATCCAAGGCGTTGCTGGCCCCACGGGACCAACCGGAGCGACCGGGGCGTCTGGTCCTCAGGGCACTCCGGGCGCTACCGGACCGACGGGACCTTCCGGGGTCCAAGGCATCGTCGGCCCGACAGGTCCGCAGGGCATTCAGGGGGCCACTGGCCCGACCGGTCCGTCTGGCGTGCAGGGGATCGCTGGGCCTACTGGTCCGACGGGTGCCACGGGCTCCACAGGGTCTGAGGGACCCACAGGTCCGACCGGAAGTCAGGGACCAGCGGGTGCTGCCGGAGAGCAGGGCCCTGCGGGACCCACAGGCAGTACAGGACCGACGGGACCAACCTCGACCGTTCCGGGCCCCACGGGTCCTACGGGGGCCACGGGCTCCGCTGGCGGTATCGGACCGACTGGGCCCACTGGGCCCACTGGCTTGCAGGGGCAGCCGGGCACGGGCGTCACGATCAAGGGGTCGGTGGCGACCTCTGCGAATCTTCCGTCGTCGGGTAACGCCACGGGTGATGGGTACATCACCACGGACACCGGCCATCTGTGGACGTGGGACGGTGACTCGTGGGTCGATGCGGGCCCCATCGTGGGTCCGACTGGACCCGCCGGGGCCACGGGTCCGACGGGTGCCACGGGTGCCACAGGCACGGCGGGAGACACTGGTCCGACCGGCCCGACGGGAGCCACTGGTCCCCAAGGCATTCAGGGCACTCAAGGTCCCACCGGACCGCAGGGCATTCAGGGACCCACTGGGCCTCAGGGAACGGCTGGGTCCATTGGACCGACCGGCCCTCAGGGCGCTACTGGTCCGACTGGTGCTGCGGGAGAGGATTCCACCGTTCCCGGTCCCACTGGTCCAACAGGACCGTCCGGGACGGCGGGTTCGACCGGTCCCACCGGTCCCACGGGACCCACCGGAGCCACTGGTTCGCAGGGCATTCAAGGAGTGGCCGGACCCACTGGTCCCACTGGAGACACGGGCGCTACTGGTCCGACCGGTCCGCAGGGCATTCAGGGAGAGATCGGACCTACCGGTCCCTCAGGTTCCGCAGGCGCTACGGGGGCCACTGGCCCTACGGGTCCTCAGGGGACCCAAGGCCCGACCGGTCCTCAGGGGGTCATCGGACCGACTGGTCCTCAGGGAACTGCCGGGTCCACCGGGGCCACCGGCCCGACAGGTCCACAGGGCATCCAAGGAGAGATCGGTCCCACTGGACCCGTGGGAGCGACCGGTCCGACCGGACCTCAGGGTCTCGTTGGCCCGACCGGACCTACTGGGTCACAGGGAGACGTCGGCCCCACGGGCGCGACGGGTGCTGATTCCACCGTCCCCGGACCGACTGGGCCAACCGGACCTCAGGGCGACATCGGTCCGACCGGACCTACTGGAACCGCCGGATCTGTCGGCCCGACTGGTCCGACAGGAGCCTCAGGAGATACCGGTCCCACCGGACCGCAGGGGATTCAGGGGGAGATCGGTCCCACTGGTCCGCAAGGGATACAGGGACCGACTGGCCCGACGGGGGCATCGGGCACGGCGGGCGTTCAGGGTCCGACTGGACCTACCGGCGCGTCCGGGCCGACTGGTCCGCAGGGAGTCGCGGGCCCAACTGGCCCGACTGGAGCCTCTGGTCCGAAGGGAGACACAGGTGCAGCAGGACCAACCGGTCCTACCGGAGCGTCGGGACCCACGGGCCCCTCTGGGACCGCTGGCGCTGCCGGGCCGACCGGACCCACAGGAGCCTCCGGTCCGACGGGGCCTCCGGGACCGACTGCGGTCTCGACGGACCCGAACAACGCGGCAACGCTTGGCGGAGACGGTCTGATCTATGTCGATTCGACGGCGCAGGGTGTAGGTGATCACGGAGATCTGACTGGTCTCACGGATGACGATCACGCCCAGTACCCGCTGATGTTCGCTCAGCCGGATGCACCGCCGTTGCCGGTTCCCACGTCGGAGCGCACCGCGCTGTGGTGGGACACCGATGACAACCCGGTGGGTACTGGCCCAGCGGGTCCGACAGGGCCTATGGGTCCAACCGGACCTCAGGGCATCCAAGGGGTCATCGGGCCCACAGGACCAACGGGTCCTCAGGGGATCCAAGGCCCGACCGGGCCAACCGGCCCGCAGGGACTCATTGGTCCCACCGGCCCGCAGGGCATCCAAGGCCCGACCGGTCCCACTGGCCCGACCGGACCGACTGGTAGCACGGGCGACCTTGGCCCGACAGGGCCGACCGGCAACGCGAACGTGGTCATCAGTGCGACGCAGCCTGTGAGCCCAGTCGCAGGCATGATCTGGGTTCCTACAGGCTGACATGCCCACACTCCGCGCCCGCGCCTCCTCGTTCACCGCGCCCAACTTCGCCGACACCGGCAACGCGGTGGATGCTGGCGACGGCACGTTCGCGACGTGGACGAACGCCTCCCGACGCGGTGCGACGACCTCGACGTTCGGTGGGTTCGACTACTCATCCATTCCGGCGAACTCCACGATCACTTCGGTGCGTATCGAGTTGCGGCACTACGAGTCCTCGACCGGCGACATGGGGTCGGTGACCGTGGCTGGAACGGCGGTCACGCTGGCGACTGCTGTTCGGGTCGATTCGGTCGATCAAGGAACCTCCATCCCGTCCACCGTAGAGGTCGTCCACACTCGCGGGAACAACACCCGCTCGACCACCTGCTACGTGGACTGGCTCGACGTGATCGTGAACTACGACGAGCCCGTCGCACCGACGGCAGCCTTCACCGCCGTCCCGGCAGCAGTGCAGGTCGGCCAGCCAATCACGTTCACCGACACGTCCGACCCCGGCTCACACGGGATCGACGCGTGGGCGTGGGACTTCGGTGCCGATGCGAGCCCGGCGACGGCGAACACACAGGGTCCGCACGCGGTCACCTACGCGGCAGCGGGGATCAAGACGGTCACGCTGACGATCACGGGTCTGATCGGGTCGGATCAGGCCAGTCAGACGGTGGACATCAGCGGCCTGCCGTTGGTTCAGGTGTGGAATGGGACGCGGTGGGTGACCGGTGCGCTGGCGTGGAACGGGACAGAATGGCGCTCGGATGCTCAGGTGTTCGACGGGCAGTTCTGGCGGAACTTCGGATGAGGAGGTGAGTCGTGGGCGTTCTCAAGGTGTGGGATGAGGTGTCCCAGCAGTACGTGCCGGTCATCGGATCTCAGGGTCCGACAGGTCCCACAGGACCCACCGGGCCGCAAGGCATTCAGGGCATCCAAGGCGTCATCGGTCCTACGGGTCCAACCGGTCCTACGGGTCCGCAGGGGATCCAAGGCATTCAGGGACCGACTGGTCCTCAAGGCCCAATCGGCCCGACAGGACCCACCGGTCCTACTGGACCTACCGGCGCGACGGGTCCGGCCCCCGCGCTGGCCTCCACCGTTCCGCCTTCCCTGACCCCGGACATCGTCGGAGCGGCAGGCATAGGAACGACGGCCTCTCGGGCGGATCACGTCCACAACGTCCCGACGGCAGCGCCAACGACCACGCTGACGACGGCCACCACGAACGCGGAAGGCACCGGGTCCTCCTTCGCCCGCAACGACCACACCCACGCGCTGTCCACCACGGCGAATGCCCCGAACGCGGTCAGCGCGGCGGCGGGAGCATCGGGCACGTCGGCGAACGTGGCCAAGCACGACCATACGCACCGGGTGGACACCGGCACCCCGGTGGCGCTGGGCCCGGTCATCGTCGCCGGTACGTCGGATCAGGTCGCACGTGCCGATCACGTCCACCCCTACCCGACTGCGGTGGAGATCGGTGCGGACCCGGCGGGCTCGGCCACTGCGGCGCTGAACGACGCGTACTCGTACACCGACGGCCAGTTGAGCGGACACGAGGGTGCGGCTGACCCACACACCGGCTACCAGAAGGAATCGGAGAAGGCTGCCGCCAACGGGTACGCCTCGCTGGACGCCACCGGCAAGGTGCCTGCGTCCCAGTTGCCGCCGATGACCTCGCGAGTGATCCAGACGATCAGCGCGAATACCACTCTCGGTGCGGTGGCCTCCACCGACTACGTGTACCTGTGTTCTGCGGCGCTGACCGCGACTTTGCCGACGGCGGTGGGCAACACGAACCGGTACACGGTGAAGCGCACTGGCACCGGTACCGTGACCATCGATACGACGTCGAGCCAGACCATCGATGGCGCGACCACCTTCGCCATCGGCGTTCAGTACCAATCCGTGGACCTCATCAGCGACGGCGCGAACTGGTCGGTGATCTGATGTCCTACATCCCGAACGCTCATGTCAATCAGGGTGGCCGTGCTGACGATGACCACCCGCACTATCACACCGATGCTCGGGGCGATGCCCGCTATCCGCTCAAGGCGGGCACGGGTGCATCGGGCACCTATCCGATCAACATCACGGGAAGCGCGGCGAGCGCGGGTACCGCGACGTCATCCACCAGCGCCACCAGCGGTCGGTACATGAACAACCGCAGGTTCTGGTGGAACGGAAGCGTCGGGGTCAAGACGTACCTGTGGGGTGCGTCCAACAACGGCGATGGTCGGGTGATCAATCAGGCCAACTACTCCCGGTCCGACCATAACCACTCGGGCAACTACGGGTGGCAGTTCGGGTCCAACCACTTCGACGTGGGGACGCTGGCGGGGAGCACCGCGTACGGGCCGTGGACAGTCGGTCATGGCGCGGGAGGAACTCCAAGGGCAGCGGCGGCAGCCGCGACCTACGACGATGGTGGACACTCGGTTGTCGCCAGCATCGGCAACCTGTGGGACGGGACGAACATCGTCATCACAGGTCGGAACTACAACGTGAGCACGGGCGAAGCCTGTTGGATGACACTGCTTGCGTGGAGGTGACATATGGCCCATCTACCAGCCGATCACGGTGCCCACACGAACCTCGCCGCCGACGATCACACCCAGTACCAGACTGACGCCGACGGCGACGCCCTGTACCCACCCAAGGCGGGGGGTGCGGGATCCAGCGGGACATGGTCCATCAACATCACCGGAAGCGCGGGGAGCGCGAGCACAGCCGGTTCGTCCACGTACGCCACGTATGCGTCGAAGGTGGACAACCAGACGTGGAACTGGTCGGACATCGGGCTCCAGACGTACTTCTGGGGATCGTCCGACGGCAACAACGTCTACGTCATGTGGGAGGGGAACTGGGCCCGCTCCAACCACAACCACAACGCCAAGTACGGGATCATCTTCGGGTACATGCACTATGACGTGGGTACGCTCAATGCTGGAACCACTCATGGCCCGTGGACGTTCGGGCACAGTCTTGGCGGGAACTCACCAAGGATGGCCGTGACCACAGGAACCTACGACGACGGTACGCATTCCATCGTGGCCAGCATCGGGAACCTGTGGGACACCGTGAACGTGAAGGTCACCGCCCGGAACTCGGGCACAGCCAACGAGGCATGCGCGCTCTGCATGATCGCTTGGGCCTAGGAGGAGACGTGTCCTATCTGCCGAACAGTCACACCAATCTGGGGAGCCGGACTGCTGACGATCACACCCAGTACCACACCGACGCACGAGCCGATGCTCGGTACCCCCGCAAGAACGGGACGGGGGCAACGGGGACGTGGCCGATCAACATCACCGGCAGCGCCGGGTCGGCGACCACGGCGGGGGACGCGACGAACACCGGCAACGTGGACTACGCATGGGACCACCAGCGGGGCGGTCCGACCTACGGCTTCCACCTCCACTGGGCTGACCAAGGGGCCAAGACCTACATCTTCCAGTCCGACGACAACGCGAACAACTACGTCATCGCCGAGTCCACCTTCTCCCGCGCCTCCCACAACCACGACAGCGTCTACGGGACGCAGTGGGGCTCCAACCACGTCGATGTCGGGACCATGGCGGCGGGAACCGCGTACGGCCCGTGGACGTGGGGTCACGGTCTGGGGATGAACCCTCGCACCGTCATCCCGACCGGCACCTACGATGACAACACGCACTCCATCGTCGCCAGCATCGGCGTTCTCTGGGATGCTACGAACGTCGTCGTCTGCGGACGAAACGTCGGCGCTGAAGCCGAAGCCTGTGCGATGGGATTCATCGCGTGGGGATAACACAGGAGGAGAACTGAATGACCGAGATGCCCTTCCAAGGACCGGACATCCCGATCCCGCACGACATGCCTGAGATGCCGGACGATCTGACGATCATCGCCCGCCTGATCGACGCGAACTGCCGGGCGTACAACGAGGAGTACGGCTGGCATCTGGACTCGCGCTGCCTGAGCCACTACAACGAGGGCATCGTCCGGCTGGCGCAGGCTGGGGTTGTCGATCTGAAGCCGGTCAAGGAGAACGGCCAGACGAAGATGCGGATGACCCGGAGCGGGGAGCCTGAGCCGGTCCTCTACGAGGAGGTCACTGACGCCCCGGCGCAGGCCGTCCGGGTCCGGGCGTCCTACGTGCCGTTCGAGAAGATGACCGACCGCCCGACCTCCGACCCGATCTGGAAGTTGCAGATGGACGAGATGGCGCGGATGCGGCAGGAACTCAACTCGATGCGAGCGGCGCAGGCACGGACTGCTCAGCCCACTGTGGATGGGATGCATGCTCCTGCTGACGTGGCGACCGCTCCGATTAGCACTCCGGATCCGATGGCGGCTCCCATGACGGTGGATGTCCCGATGGAGGAGGTTCCGGAGTGGATGCTGACCGCTCCCGAGACGCCTCAACCGGACCCGGCGACCATGCCCGGAGCGCCTCGTCCGATCCCCCCGGAGACTCTGTGATCGTGACAGAGACTCGCCCCGGCCCGGATTGGTTCACAGGTGGGTACGCGGAGGCGGCGTTCTCTCGGCATCTCCTTCCCCATGCTGGGATGCCTCGACGTCAGTTCCTCCAGATCGGCGCGTACTGCGGCGACGCGAGCGTGTGGATGCTGGACAACGTGCTGACCGATCCCTCTTCGTGGCTGGTGGACGTGGACACGTGGAAGGGGTCGCAGGAAGAAGAGCACGGACTGATCGACTTCGAGGAGGTGGAGAACTTCTACCTCCACCGGACCAACGGTCGGAACGTGGGTCGATGCAAGATGACCTCTGACGAGTACTTCGATCTCAAGCCCACCCCGTTCGACTTCATCTACGTCGATGGAGCACACACCTCGGAGCAGGTGCTCCGTGACGCGGTGAACGCCGACCGGTACCTCAAGGTCGGGGGCTTGCTCGCGTTCGATGACTACCAGTGGGGGCGCGGGTACCGGGATATCCCCCAGCCTTCCATCGACGCGTTCGCGCGGTGCTTCGAGAATCGCTACGAGGTGCTGGAGGCGGACTTGCAGGTCTGGATGAGGAAGGTGCGATGAAGATCGTCGTCAGTTCGATCATGAAGGACGAACCACCGGAGTTCGTCGAACGCTGGGCGAAGTCTTCGCTCGACGCCGACGAGATGGTCCTCGTGGACACAGGATCCACCAACGATGCTGTGACGTGCGCCCGCGACCTTGGCGTGATGGTCCACGAGATTGCAGTGCGCCCGTGGCGGTTCGACGTGGCCCGCAACACCGCGCTGGCACTGTTGCCCGCCGACGCCGACCTCGTGGTCAAGGTGGACGTGGACGAGGTTCTGCTGTCCGGCTGGCGGGACGTGATCGAGAGCGCGCCCCCGGCGGACCGGTACTCCTACGAGTACATCTGGAACCACACCCCGGATGGCAAGCCAGACGTGGTGTTCTCCGCCGACCACACGCACACCCGGTTCAACTGGCAGTGGCGGCACCCGGTCCACGAGGCCCTGCACTTCACAGGCAAGGGCGATCCGCTGACGGTGCATCTGCCGTTCACCATCGAGCATCTGGCCGACGAGACGAAGCCCCGCTCGCAGTACCTTCCGCTGCTGGAACAGGCCACCAAGGAGGCCCCGGACGACGACCGGATGGCGCACTACTACGCCCGCGAGTTGTTCTTCCGTGGCGACTGGACCTCGGCACGGGCGGAGTTCATGCGACACCTGTCGCTGCCGTCGGCGGTGTGGCCAGCGGAGCGGGCGCAGTCCTACCGGTATCTGGCCAAGATGGACGACTACCCGGAGCGGTGGCTGCTCAAGGCGGTCGCGGAGGCACCGGACCGCCGGGAGCCGTGGGTCGATCTGGTGGACCTGTGGTTGGGGCGGAACGACCCCGTACAGGCGGCGGGGTACGCCGCGCGGGCGTTGGCCATCCGTGGACGGACGGGCGACTACATGAGCGAAGCCCATGCTTGGGACGATTTCGCACTGCGAAAGACCGCGACCGGGACTGGGTAACCATGGCGATCCTCTTCTACCGAGATCCTGAGGATGGACAGTGGAGACCGATGAGCGCTTCCGGTCTCCCCGGTCCTCCGGGGGTCACGGGAGATACGGGTCCGACTGGTCCCACTGGCCCGACAGGGCCTACCGGTCCGACTGGTCCCGCTGGACCGACCGGTCCCACCGGTCCCACAGGAACGGTGACGGGCCCTACTGGCTCGTCGGGGGCCAGAGGGGCTACGGGACCCACAGGTCCACAGGGCTCTGCCGGTGCTCAGGGGTCGCAGGGACCGACCGGTCCTACCGGCGCGCAGGGCATCCAAGGACCTCAAGGAGCGTATGGCGACGCCCATGATCGATGGCGGATGGTTCGTGGGCGGACCTACGTCGCCAACAACCCGAACGGAGACTACGGGTACACCTCGTACGGGATCACCTACTCCGGCCTCCCCGCCGGTCGCGTCAGCACAGCGACGTCCTCGAAGATCGGAAGCGAGGTCATCGGGTCCGGGATCGGGGACAACGACTTCAGCGTGAACGGCCATTGGAGGATGTGCGTCGTCGTCTACCGGACTGCCTCCCAGTACGGGACGTACGTGGACTGGGTGACGTGGGGGGTGACGTACTGATGGCCGTCCTCTACTACCGGGACCGGAAACTGCGTCAGTGGGTTCCTCTCGTAGCACCCGGACCGACGGGTCCCACCGGGGCTCAGGGAGATCGAGGGGACGCAGGGCCGATTGGTCCGACCGGTCCTCGGGGTCCCACAGGCCCCTCGGTGGGTCCCACGGGCCCTACAGGACGGGCAGGCCCCACAGGGCCCACGGGGGCTCAGGGCGCTGTTGGACCTACGGGACCCAAGGGCGCAGCCGGGACGACGGGAACAAAGGGTCTGCAAGGCCCGCAGGGTCCGCAGGGTCCGCAGGGCCAACAGGGACCCGCCGGTCTCACGGGGCAACCAGTGGGGGTCAACGTCCGGTTCGGGTACACCGTGGTCACTCCCGCAGCAAACACTCCGACGCCGCTCACTGTCGCGTACTCCGGTGGGTCCGGGTATGGCGGGTTCGCGAACGTCCCGGTCGTGTTGGTGGCAGCCAACTCCACGGTGCCCAAGACGGTCCAGTCTGTGGGGACCGACAATGTCGGAACGGCTACGTTCGACCTGATGCTCTACCGAACGAACACCACGGCTACGGGCCTTCACTGGATCGCGATTGGAGCCTGACGATGGGTCTTCTCCATTACCGGGATCCGTTCACTCAGTTGTGGGTCCCTCTTCCGATGCTTCCGCCCCTTGGACCGACGGGTCCCACAGGTGCCGCTGGCCCTGAGGGGTTCCTTGGCGTGACCGGACCGACTGGCCTTCTGGGCCCATCGGGAACTGTGACCGGACCTACGGGACCGGCGGGCGGGGTAGGGCCCACAGGTCCCGCCGGATCCACCGGGTCAATCGGCCCCACTGGCCCTGTGGGGGACCCCGGTGCCAAGGGGCCTGTCGGGGATACCGGAATCCAAGGACTTCAGGGGCCTCAGGGATCTGTTGGACCAGCGGGAGCAGACAGCCCGTACCAGTTCCGGGTGGGGACCACCACGGTGACACCGACTGCGGACACCAACACCACAGGCGCAAGAGTGAACTTCACAGCGGCCTACTCCTCCACCCCGCAGTTGGTCGTGTCGATGTACTCCGACGCGGCGGGCGGGACGTGGAGGTCGGTGACCCACACCGGTCTGGATGCCGCTGGGTTCACCCCCGTGGTGTGGCGGACGAACACCATCAACTGCATCGTGGCGTACTTGGCCGTCGGCATTAGATCAGTGGCTCGGATGTTCTCCGCGCCCATGCCGATTGAGGGATTCGACGGCTATTCCGGTCCGGTCCAGATGGTTCAACTTCCTGACGGTGGGTTCAAGACTGTCGCCGCGTTCTCCCACCGGATCCTTGAGGTGGACGGAGTCCTGCGCCTGTTCAACCGACAGGGGGCGGAGATCGACCAGTACGGTCCGGGGGAGTACGTGTCCGTGGCGTCTGAGGTGCTCACCGACGGACGGCTGTCATGAAGGGAGATTGGTGATGGGACTCAGGAGGAACGGAGACCACGTCTTCGGTCTGGTCATGAAGAAGGACCCCAAGACGCGGGAGGCCACTGACATCGCCGTAGTGGAGGCCAATGGCTACGCCATCTCCCCCACGCCAGAGGGAGGCGCGCAGATCGTGTTCTCCGACAAGGAGGGAACCGTCGTCGCGGTGTTCGGGCCCGGTGAATGGGAGGACGTGGACATCGACTTCACCGACGATCCGGAGGGCTTCAAGGTAGGCGAGGAGCCTCCGGATCTTTGGAAGCAGCAGACCTCGTAAGCGCTGTCCTACTCAGATGGTTGGCCAGATACTTGGATCCATGGGTTATTGGGAGATCCTCGCCCTTGAGGAATCAACAAGTCAGGCCAGCCCCAACCTTCGGGACGCTGCCGTCCTCGCCATTGCCATTGCCGTCGGTGTCGGCTTCGGCGTGCTGCTGGTGCGATCTCTGTCGGCCACCATCTCCGATGCGGCACGGCTTCCTGCACCAAGCGCGCTCATCGTCGCGCTGAGCCTGCTGACGCTGGTCGCCATCATCGGGGCACTCCTGACCGGGGACGAGAGCGCGTGGACGGTCGGAGCGACCGGTATCGGGGCGATGGCCGGGTCGCTGACCGCCGTGTACCAGCGCGGAGTGTACGAGAAGTACGAAGAAGAGGAAGGTCCACCGACAGAGGAGGAAACCCTTCCGGACCAGCGACTGTCGGACGAAGGTTCATGACCGACTCCGACGAGCCCAGCGAGATGGTCTACGTGAACGCGGACGAGGAACCCGTACCTCCCCCCGATCCTGACTCTCCTCGACACCGAGCCGCTCTGATTCTCGCGTGGCTGTTCGCGGCAGCCTTCCTTCTGGTGGTGGCCGCAGAGATGCTCCGAGCGACGTGGTACGGACTCGCGGTATCAGAGACCACGACCACTCTGATGCTCACTGTCGGCTCGTTGTTGGTTGGACTGACCTCGGGCTACCTGTCACGCAACCTGTTCGCTCCTCCGGGTGCCCGTCACGAGTTGCAGACGCGAGTGGGGACGGTACTGGCGGCGACCTTAGGCGGGATGCTGTTGATCATGGCGCTGGCGCACTTCGGTGAGGTCGTGTTCCACGGCAATCAGACGCCTCTGAGCGAGAACGCGCTGAACATCATGGTGGTGCTCCTGTCTGGCATCATCGGAGCGTTGGGCGCATATCTCGGAATCTCACATAAGGATGACCGATCATGACCAGTCCTGTTCCCGGCTACAAGATCACCACCGGGTATCGTCGGCGGGGCCGCTACTGGTCCTGCGACCGAGACTCGGCGGGCAACGGCGTTCACACGGGGGTGGACTACGCCGCTCCCAAGGGAACGCCCGTGGTGGCAGCCCGATCAGGCACGGTTCGCCACACGTCGTTCGGCTCAGCGTTCGGGTCCAAGCAGTTCGAGATCGTCTGTGCGGACGGCACGACTGACTTCTACGCCCACACCACCAGTCGCCCGGCCAACGGCGCGAAGGTGAAGCAGAACCAGAGAGTGGCTTCTGTCGGAGCGGAGGGCAATGTGACTGGCCCACACCTCCACTTCGAGCGTCACAAGAAGGCAGGAGCGTGGAACTGCTCCAACCACGTGGACCCGAAGGCGTCCATCGACAGTGACGAGTCGGCAGGAGAGGTCCCCTTGGGTGGTGACGTGTACCTGAGCAAGTTGGTCTACGGCCAGAAGGACAGCGACTCGGTCAAGCGTCTTCAGGAGGCTCTGAACCGGCACCCGCTGACTGGCGGGGCCAACCTGCCGATCACGGGCAACTACGCCGACATGACAGACGCGGAGGTGATCAAGTGCCAGAAGCAGCATGGCTTCGGCAATGACGCACCGCAGACATCCAACGTCGGTCCGAAACAGGCAGAGCACTTGTTCGCCGGGCTGGACGTCAACATCATCAACGACGTGGACCCAACCCCAGAGCCTCCAGTCTCGGCGGTCACCACCAACATCTACTCCAACAAGTTGGGGTACGGAGAGCCCACCAATGGGGACGATTCCTCTGACACGGTGAAGGAGTTGCAGCGACTTCTCCGGGTGTCACTGACGGGCAAGTACGACGACGCCACGGACTCAGCGGTACGGGAGTGGCAGTCGTCCATCGGTAACACGCCAGACCCGGTGGGCAAGTCCTATCTGGGACCATCTCAGCGGGCGCGGATGTTCCCCACTCCTCCGTACACGATCCACGACGTCGGGCTGCCTGCCATCGCCAGCGGAGGGACGCCTCCGCCTCCCGCGTATGACTTTCAGCCCAAGACCGGCACCACGCTGGGCAAGTGGCTGACGGACAAGGGCTACGACGTGGACGACACCAACGTCTCCATCGGTCGGGCATCGACGTGGTCTGGCGTGCAGTTCCTGATGGTCCACCACTCAGGGTCTCCTGCGGCCTCACCAGCGTCTGCGGTCGCGAGGTGGTGCCGCGTCGGCAACGACGATGCGCCGTTGTGCGCTTTGCTGGTGGACCAGACGGGCAAGATCTGGGTCTGCTCCTATGAGCGGGACGGGCAGCCGGATCCGGGGCGCGCATCGCACGCGGGCGCGGGCGCGGGTTTCGGGGTGCCCGACGACAAGATGAACGAGGTCAG